TCTAATCAGGACGGAAAGCCGATATACCCAATGTTTGTTGCAGATACTCATGTTGCAAAAGAAGAAATACCAGTTGCCGCTGGCGCTCCGTTATACATTGGCTTGGACTTTGGCTTAACACCAGCCGCCACAATCGGGCAAAAGATAAGAGGACGTTGGTTTGTTCAATCTGAAATCGTTGCGTTTGACATGGGGATTGTTCGTTTCGCTGAAGTCCTCCGCGAAGAGATTGCTACACGATTCTCTATGTGTGGTGACGTTCTTATATATGGCGATCCGTCTGGTGACTTTCGGGCGCAAACGGACGAATCTACCCCTTTTCACATCCTTAGAGGTGCTGGCCTACGCGCATTTCCCGCACCGTCTAATTCCGTTGATCTCCGCTTGGAAGCGGTGGCTGCGCCGTTAAACAAAATGGTGGAAGGCAAGCCAGCTTTTCTTGTTGATCGTCGCTGCCCGCAGTTGATTAAAGGCTTTGAGGGTGGGTATCAGTATCGCCGCATGGAGGTTAGTGGTGAGAGATACGCAGATAAGCCAGATAAGAATATGTACAGCCATGTTCATGACGCATTGCAGTATATGATGCTTGGCGCGGGTGAGGGCAGAGCCTTGCTAAACAACCAACCGGCAGCTAGACCTGTGATAGCAAAACGTAACTTTGATGTATTTCAAAAGAAAAAGCCACAGAGAAGACAAGGATTGTGGGCCAGAATGTAATTGTGCGTTGCATTTTTTTATTTTCTCTGCATATGCCAGAGTAAACAGGCAAAGGAGTAAACAATGTGTTTTGGAAGTCGTAGTCGTGGCCCTGATCCAGCAGTAGCCGAACAACAAAAAAAGCAAGAGGCTGAGGCTGAAGAAGCAAGAAAGAAAGCGGCTCAAGAAGCTGCCGATGCTAAAGCCGCTGCCACTGAGCGTTTAAAGCAAGAGCAGACTGCTCCAATGTCTCAACCCCTAAACAGACAAAAAGAAACAACTAAAACTGTTATACCCAAGTCTTTGCTTTCTACAGAAACAGCGGCTACTAAAGCCGCAACTGCAATGAAAACTGATGAGCCAGAAATGGAGCCAACACCAGTTAGTTCTGCACAGGCGCGGCAGGAAAGATTAAAGAAACAGCAATCAGCGCTGGGTCAAACAGGTCGCAAAGGTCGGCGGTCTGGCGCTCGCGGACGCCGCAGCCTAATCACCGGAATGGGTGGTGGCATTGGATATTATAATAGGTTCTTTTCATGATAACTGATCCCGTAGCGAAGAAATACTTAGAGCGCTATGAACGCGCAAAGTCTAAGCGCGAAAATTTCGTTCCTTTGTTTGAAGAGTGCTATGAGTATTCTCTTCCGCAGCGGGAGTCATTTTATCACGAAACCATTGGGCAGCGCAGAGATGATAAGATCTTTGATGAAACTGCCGTTGTAGGTGTGCAAGAGTTTGCATCGCGCTTGCAATCTGGCCTTGTGCCAAACTTTGCAAGGTGGGCAGATCTTACTGCTGGCTCTGAGGTTCCCAAAGAACAGCGCGATGGCGTTAACAATGAGCTTGATGAAGTTACAGAATATGTTTTTGAGGTAATTCAAAACTCAAACTTTGCCCAAGAAGTTCATGAGTCATTCATGGATTTGGCAGTCGGGACTGGCGTTCTGGTTTGCGAAGAGGGGGATGCAGTACATCCAGTTTCTTTCTCAGCTATTCCTTTGCCTCATGTCATTCTGGATACTGGCCCCGACGATAAAATTGACCACGTTTATCGTGAGCGCAAAGGCATTCGGTTTGATCAATTGCCTATTCTATACCCCAAGGCGCAGTTAAATCCTCAACTGCAATCAATGATGACTAACAGCGCAGATAAAACAACAACTGTGCTTGAGCTTATTTGTCGTGATTACTCTGTTAAAAATGAAGAGGCATATTTAAGCTATGCGTTCTGCATGACAACCAACACAGTGATTTATACAAAAGGAATGAAAGGCATAGGATCTAATCCTTTTATTTGCTTTCGATGGTCTAAGTGCGCTGGTGAAGTCTATGGCAGAGGCCCACTTATTAATGCGCTTAGCGCAATTAAAACAACCAACCTAACAGTAGAACTCATTCTTGAGAACGCGCAGATGGCAATATCTGGCGTGTATCAAATGGAGGATGATGGGGTAATTAATCCTGATACAATTAATTTGGTTCCGGGGTCGATCATACCAAAAGCTATGGGTTCTGCGGGGTTGCAGCCCATACAAGCCGCAGGGGATTTTAATGTCGCACAACTTATACTCTCGGACATGCGCCTCAATATCAAACGCGCATTATACAATGATATGCTGGGCAACCCAGATAGGACTCCAGCCTCCGCTACCGAGGTGGCAGAACGCATGGCAGATTTGTCTCGCCGCATTGGTTCTGCGTTTGGAAGGTTACAAGCCGAACTTGTTCAGCCGGTACTGCAAAGGGTTATTTATATACTCAAAAAACAGGGTCGCATTGAGGTTCCAACGGTCAACGGCAGAGAAGTCAAAGTAAAGTCTGTATCTCCACTAGCGCAAGCGCAAGCAAACCAAGACATCTCTTCTATTGCCCGCTTTTTAGAATTGGTTAATGGAACCTTTGGGCCAGAAATGACAATGGTATTAATTAACTCAGAAGAGACCGCTGCACATCTTGCTAAAAAGTTTGGTGTACCTGACTCCTTGATTCGTGATGAAGAAGAGCGTAAGCAGATAGTTGCAATGATGCAGCAAATGCAACAGCAACAAGAAGAGGTTCCGCTTGAGTAAACAATCTGCATACGTTCCATTAGATGGAATAATGCGTCCTAAGCAAAAGGATCAACAGATTAGTCAAAACATAGCGCAGATCTTCTCTAGCCCAACGGGTAAAGAAGTACTGCGCTATTTGCGTTCTATTACTATTGAAAGCGTATACGGCCCTAATGTTACTGGCGATGAGTTGCGTCACATGGAAGGTCAGCGTTATTTAGTTGGCTTGATTGAAAGACGAGTAGAACACGCACATAGGATTAAAAAAGATGTCTGAAGAAAGTTTAATTCAAGAAGGCGGTGCGTATGGCACAGCACCAGAAAACTCTGAGCCAGCGCTAGAAAGACCTGAGTGGCTTCCAGAAAAGTTTAACACTGGCGAAGATCTAGCAAAATCTTACAGCGAATTATCTTCTAAGCTTGGAGCTAAGGAAGAATCTATTCGTGAGCAGATGATGCAAGAGATTCAAGAAAAGGCTTTTGAAAACAGACCGGCATCTAAGGGTGAGTATGTACTGCCTGATATTATTGATGAAAATAGCTCTGTTGATAATGACCTTCTTGATTGGTGGTCTACTCACGCGTTTGAAAGCGGCATGAGCCAAGACGAGTTTCAAGAAGGCATTGAGATGTATGCCAAGGCATTTGGTGATGGGCCAGATCTTGAGGCTGAAGCTGAAAGACTTGGTGACAATGCTAGTCAGCGCATTGAAGCTGCTTCTTTATTTGCTAATCAATTCTTTCCTGCGGATGCACTGCCAGCAATTGAACGGATGTGTGAAACAGCAGACGGTATTATCGCCCTTGAGGCGATAATGGAAGCGACTAGAGATCCGTCACCAACAACAGACGCGCAGCCATCATCTCAAATAACACAGCAAAGTTTAGAAGAAATGATGAAAGATGAGCGCTATTGGAACGCATCAAAGCGCGATTCTCATTTTGTTAAGCAAGTAGATGAAGGCTTTAAGCGTCTGTATGGATGATGAGGTAAAAATACTAACAAGGGGCGACTATTACATGACGCCCCTTAAATCATTTCATCGGGAAGAGTTTAAAGAAAATCTATCCAATGAAAACAAAGAAGAGCTTGCTATGCTGGGGCATACAGATCTTGATGAAGTCTTCAATGTTATGAGCGAAACAGCGCAAGCTTACGTTGTGCGGCGCACTGGCAAGCCACTTATATTTGTTGGTGGCATTCTCTATAGCAATGGTGACACTGAGTTTCCCCAAATGTTTGCTCTGTTCTCAGATAAGGTTAAAGATAACTTTAAGCTGTTAGCTAGAGGTTCAAAAATGCTTATGAGTTTCTTTGATCAAAGCGAAATGAATATGTCTATGACTGTTTTAGCTAAGAATGAAGCTATGGTTCAGTGGGCAACATGGCTTGGATTTGAAGCTATCGGGGTACAAACATCAAATAATCATGATTATGTTGAATTTGTACGTTGCAATTTTAGTAAAAAAAATGTTTCACATGAAACATCAAGGCCCGTAATGCACTGAGCAGCCCGTTAGGACACCTGCATTGAAGTGATAAACGGACACCCACGATACCAAATGCAACCTTAAAAAGGACTTCTTGAAATGGCTAATACTATTGACCAAGCCTTCATCAAGCAGTTTGAATCCGATGTGCATATGGCGTATCAGCGTATGGGTTCCAAACTGCGTAATACTGTACGGACTGCCAATGTAACTGGTTCGACTGTACGTTTCCAAAAAATTGGAACCGCTGAAGCAAGCACTAAGTCACGCAACGGCAATGTAACTCCGATGGAATTGGCTCACACCACTGTTGAGGCAACGATGTCAGATTTTTATGCAGCAGAATATCTTGATAAACTTGATGAGTTGAAGATCAACATCAATGAGCGTCAAGCTGTTGCACAATCAGCCGCAGCTGCACTTGGTCGCAAAACTGACAGCATTCTGGTTACGGCAATGGACGCGGGTGCAAACTCAACTCAAATTCACGATACAAGTTCAGCTGTTGAGAAAGCAGACCTATTGTCTGTATTTGAAACATTTGGATCGGCAAATCTTCCTGAAGATGGACAGCGCTATATTGCTATGCATCCAAAGGGTTATGCTGACTTGTTTGCAATCACAGAGTTTGCTTCTTCTGACTTTGTTGGAGAGCAGAACTTGCCATATGCTGGCGGCATGACAATGAAAGAATTCTTGGGCTTCAAGATTTTTTCAACATCTGCTGTCGCTGCTGGTAAGAGCATGTGTTACCACACAACTGCGATTGGTTTGGGCATCAACTCTGATGTCTCAACTGAGATCAACTATGTTCCTGAGAAAGTTTCTCACCTTGCAACATCTATGATGTCTATGGGTTCTGTTGTTATTGATGACAACGGTATCTATGAACTCTTAGATAACAACTCATAAGGGGTCTGAACATGGCTTATAATGCAGCAAATCTAACTCGCCTTGCTGGTGCGTCTAATGGCTCTCTCTGGTTCTACACTTCAGCGGATGCAATCGCTGCGGTAAATACTGCTGGTTACTTTAACGATGCGGCAAACATGCTTGCAGTTCGTGACGTAGTTATTTGTGTAGACACAAACACGCCAACAACACACTTTGTTAATGTGTTATCAAACACTGGCTCAGTTGTTGATGTTTCAGATGGCACCGCCATCGTTGAAACTGACGGCGATTAATAGGGGTGGGGGCGAAAGCCCCCATACTTTTACATGGCAGTAACAAGTACTTCAGCAAACTCAGCGGTAGATGTATCAAGCCGC